TTTGCTTGGATGAGTGCAGAGGCGTTTGAGGATTGTCAGTTCCCGCCAATCAATTACTTCAGCGATGATGTTATTTGCGCTGACTTGGAGAAGAAGGGCTACAAGCACTTTCTAAGTGCCAGCTACGTTCACCACATTGGCAGCAGCACCATAGGCCGGGATGCATATCAGTTGACGCTGGCGGCTAAACCTTGGATTGACAAGAATCGTCCAACCTACGCAAAAGAATGGTTTTGAAATGGAAAATCTAAACACCGACACCCAGGCCGTTGAGGTGATGGACCTGGACGAGCTGCAGGGCATCATCAACATGGAGCTGACCGATGCAGTCAGCTACATTGACACTGACCTGAGTCCCATTCGAGCCAAGGGTACTGAGTATTACCGAGGCGATTTGTTCGGCACCGAGGAAGAGGGACGTAGCCAGGTGGTGGCAATGGAGGTGCGCGATACCGTTAGCGCCATGATGCCAAGCCTGATGCGGATATTCTTCAGTTCAGAGAACACAGTCGAGTTTGTGCCAACGGGACCAGAAGACGTTGCCAACGCACAGCAGGCCACCGACTACTGCAATTTTATTTTCAACAGCGACAACAACGGTTTCCTGACCACCTACGCCACCTTTAAGGATTCACTGGTGCGGAAGTGCGGGATTATGAAGTGCTGGTGGGAGGAGGACGAGACTGTCCGGATCGAGGAGTATTCTGGCCTTGATGACCAGACCCTGCAAATCCTGATGCAAGAGCAGACTGATGTGATGGTGATGAACACCTATCCTGACCAGATGATGGGTCAGTTGCACGATGTCCAGATCAAGCGCAAGATCAAGGGCGGACGGGTGCGGATTATGTCTGTGCCGCCCGAGGAATTGCTGCTGGACCGCCGAGCTAGGTCATTTGATGACTCAGCCATCATTGCCCACCGCCAGATGGCGACAGTGGCGCAACTGATTGAGTTGGGCTACGACGAGGACGAGGTGCGGGAGAACATCACCAGCACCGACTTGGACACAAACGAGGAGTACCTGGCGCGTCAGCCTGTGAGTGCCTTTGGTGTTTCTGCTGAGAGCGCCAACCCCATGATGGAGCGAGTGCTGTACGTTGAGGCGTACCTGCGGATTGACTACGACATGGACGGGATACCCGAGCTGAGGAAAATCTGCTGTATCGGCAGCGGCTACAAGATTAAGCGGAACCTGCCAGCGTCCTACATACCCTTCATTGACTTCCCCTGTGACCCCGAGCCACACACCTCACCCTTGGAGGCCATGTCCATCTTTGACATTACGCATGACCTGCAAGAGATCAAGAGCGAGATTCTTAGGAATACCTTGGACAGCTTGGCGCAGAGCATCCACCCAAGGACTGCCATTGTGGAGGGTCAAGTCAACATTGAGGATGTCCTGAACAACGAGACAGGCGCCATCATTAGGATGAGGGCGCCCGGCATGGTGCAGCCGTTCAGTACGCCATTTGTGGGACAGGCAGCATTCCCGATGCTGGACTACATGGACCAATTGCGTGAGGACCGTACTGGCATGAGCAAGGCGGCTATGGGACTGAACGCTGACGCCTTGCAGTCCAGCACCAAGGCGGCAGTGGCAGCAACTATCTCAGCCAGCCAAGGCCGCATTGAGTTGATCAGCCGCATCATGGCTGAAGGGATGCGGAAGCTGTTCAAGAGCATCTTGTTCTTGGTGACCACCCACCAGGACAAGGCTCGCATGGTGCGCCTGCGTAATGAGTTTGTGCAGATTGATCCGCGAGCCTGGGACGCTGCGATGGACTGCTCCATCAACATTGGCATGGGCAACGGAGACACCAACGAGCGCGTGGCGGCACTGATGCAGATCAGCGCCAAGCAGCAAGAAGTGCTGACCCAGCTTGGTGTGGTGAATCCCCTAGTGACGCCATCACAGTACAGCAGCACCTTGCGGAAGATTGTGGAGCTGAACGGGTTTAAAGACCCAAGCCAGTTCTTCAACCAGATACCCGCCGACTACCAGCCGCCAGCACCACCCGCACCCAAGCCAACACCAGAGGAGATGCTGGCGCAGGTTCAGGCACAGAGCATACAAGCCGACATCCAGAAGAAGGCAGCAGAACTTGAACTCAGCCGCCAGAAGATGGTGATGGACGATGACTTTGCGCGAGACAAGATGTACCAAGAGATGGCTCTAAAGAAGTACGAGCTGGAGCTGAAGTACAACACCCAAATCAGTACGGCTGAGATTACGGCTCAACAGAACATTGACCGTGAGATGCTTAAACAACAAACAGGAACCTTTCAATGACCGAGGAAGACATCATCCGCAAGGGCAACAAGTCAGAGCTACTGCTCCAAGACGAGGTTTTTACCAATGCCCTGCAACAGCTTCAAGATATCCAGGTTTACAAGTGGAAGTCTAGCCTTCCAGATGAATCTGCAAAACGTGAGCAAGCGTGGGCGATGCTGCAAAGCATTGATATGTTGAAAACTGAGCTGAAGAAGATGATCGACAACGGTTGGGTGGAGCGTAAGAAATTGGAACGCACCCGTAAATGAAAGGAACTGAAACATGGATAACCTAAATATTGCTAATGCGGCAAGTGCAATTGACGCGATGTTGCCATCGGAAGGTGGGGACCAACAGGACGTTGAGTTGCATGAAGAGTTGACGGAAGTTGACTCAGCGGCTCCAGAGGAGGAATTGCAAGACTCCGATGGGGAACAGCCTGATGAGGATGAGGCCGAGGAGGAGGAGGACAAGCCACCCGTATTCACCGTCAAAGTTGACGGCAAGAATGTCGAGGTCACGCTTGAAGAACTCCAAAAGGGCTACAGCCGAGAAGCAGACTACACCCGCAAGACTCAGCAAGTGTCCGAGGAACGAAGGGCGTTCCAGGCAGAGGCTGAACTTGTGCGGACGGAGCGCCAGCAGTATTCCCAGTTATTGGGGTCACTCCAGGCGCAACTTCAGCAAAACGCTGCACCTAAACTTGATATGGATCGTCTTTACAGTGAAGACCCAATCGAGTGGGTGAGGCAAAAGGAACTTGCAAGAGATGCCGAGAAAGTACACGCAGCTATTCAGTCTGAAAGGCAGCGACTCTCTCACATCCAGGCGCAAGAGCAATACCAGTCTATGCAGGCACACCTCGCACAACAGCAAGATGCCATGCTCAAAGCCATCCCTGAGTGGAGCAATCCAGACAAGGCCAAGGCTGAAAAGACGTTGCTGATTGAGTGGGGGCAAAAGCTAGGCTTTTCCTCTGACGAGCTGAAGAATATTTTTGACCACCGTGCTGTCGTTGCGCTGCGTAAGGCTGCGCTGTACGACCAAATGATGACCAAGAGGGGCAACATCAGGCCAGCGGTCAACAATGGGCCTAAACCCGCCAAGCCAGGTGCAGCGGGGAGAATGGACAACATAACTGACTCTAGAAGGTCGCAACAACGTCTTGCTAAAACTGGTCGCGTCAACGATGCGGCTTCCGCAATTGAACATCTTTTGAGGTAATTCAAAATGGCTATCGTAACTAACACTTTCACGACATATTCTGCAAAGGGTATTCGGGAGAACTTGGCAAATATTATCTACAATATATCACCGGAAGAAACTCCATTCCAAAGTAATATTGGAAAAGACAGTGTGCAAAACACGCTGTACGAGTGGCAAACGGACTCGCTACAGGCTGCGGCTACCAATGCCCAGCTTGAGGGTGATGACATTGGAACCTACGACCCTGTTACCGCAACGGTGCGGATGCAGAACTACTGCCAGATCAGCCGCAAAACGGTTGTGCTGTCCAACACCGAGGAAGTTGTCAACAAGGCTGGACGTAAGTCTGAGTTGGCCTACCAGTTGGCCAAAAAAGGCGCTGAGTTGAAGCGTGACATGGAACTGGTGATGGTTCAGAGCCAAATTGCAAGTGCAGGCAGCACCAGTGCTGCACGTACTACCGGCTCTGTCCTGGCCTTCATCAAGACCAACACTGATACAACTGGCACTGACCCGTCTTACACAACGCTGCCAAACAGCTTGCGTACCGATGGCACTGTTCGGACCTTTACTGAAACCATTCTCAAGAATGTGATTCAAAAGACCTGGACATCTGGCGGCACACCGAAAATCCTGATGACAGGTCCGGTGAACAAGCAACGCGTGAGTGGTTTTGCAGGTATTGCTGCAACCCGCTACAACATTGAAGGTGGCGCTAAACCCGCCACTATCGTTGGTGCTGCTGATGTCTACGTTAATACATGGCGTCACTAAGCAGTAATGCTTAGTTGTAACTGGGTGAATTCGGTGAACCTCCTAACTGTGAAGCCAAGCAAAGGACAATACCGAGCCAAGCCGAGAAATCGGAAGGTGTAACGACTAGAGGCGGGAGCCTCGTAGGACCAAGCGGTCCGAAGTACCCAGCCCCTCAAACGAGGGTGAAGAGATAGTCTGATCTACCAGGTAACTGGTAGCCCCGAAAGGGGGACGAGAAAATAGCGAATCTCGTTTAACATTGATGCAGTGATTTTGGCAATGTGACGGTGGTAGCAAACAGGTTCCAACGCGAGCGCGATGCGCTAGTGCTGGACCCTGAGTACGCATCAGTTGCGTACCTGCGTCCTTTCCAGCAGATGGAACTGGCAAAGACGGGTGACGCTGAGAAGCGGCTGCTGATTGTTGAGTACGGCCTGAAGATCACCAGTGAGAATGCTCACGGTCTTGCTGCCGACTTGGTAACGTCCTAAACGGAGGGGTGGGCCAGGGAAACTTGGTCCACCTTCAAAAGATGGAAACACGAATCTTTGACAAAGACGAGACAACAGGCATCACCAGGCTCTGGCATTACAACCCATTGACCGATGAGGCAACCATTGAGACTCAGCAGGATGTCTCCAATGTGGTGGAGGAGAACAAGGACCAGTTCAACGCTACCGACAACAAGGCCAACTGGACAGGCGAGTGGCACAAGGTGGCAAGCATTCCACTCAACATCTATTATGAATTGCAGTCCAGCGGCAAGATTACAGATCAAGCCTACATGAAACGCTGGCTTAATGACCCCGACAACAGATTCTTCAGAACACGACCAGGACAAGTATGACAATTATTGCGGTTTGCACTCCAGCGCGTGACATGGTTCACACCCAGTACGCCTATTGCTTGGTAAACATGGTGGCCTATCACGCCTGCAACACCGATGACCGCATTGACCTCAAAATCATGCAAGGTACGCTGATTCAGAATCAACGGGCAGAGCTGGCGCTGGACGCCATGCGCGAGGGTTGCAGCCACATCCTGTTTATTGACTCTGACATGACCTTCCCGCAGGACATGATCCAGCGGCTGATGGCGCATGACCTTGACATCGTGGCTACCAACTGCGCCAGGCGTAGGATGCCGACAGGCCCAACTGCCAAGGTTGGCAACAAGCTAATCTACAGCACCCTAGATGACCACGGTCTGCAGGAGGTGGACACTATTGGCATGGGCGTTATGCTGATCAAGGCAGACGTCTTCAAGAAGATGTCCGAGCCTTGGTTTGAGACGCCTTGGAGAAATGACAAGCGGGGCTATGTCGGCGAGGATGTCTTCTTCTGCCTCAAGGCAAAGGAGATTGGGTATAAAATCTACATTGATCACGATGTCTCTCGGGAAATAGGTCATGTAGGCACCTTTGAATTCCGACATGAGCACACATGGGTGGTCAAAGACCTGCAGGAGGCATAAATGGCACTCTCTACCTACGCCGAGCTGAAGACATCAGTTGCGGATTGGCTCAATAGATCAGACCTGACAGCGGCAATTGCTGACTTTGTGACCCTAGCTGAGTCACAGATTGAGCGCGTCCTGCGAAACAGGAATATGCTGACTCGCGGGACGGGAAACATCACCGCCGAGTACAACGCACTGCCAGCGGATTTCCTTGACGGGTTGACGCTGAAGCTGACGGGAACCAACCCCATCACACCACTCCAGTTTGAGACACTCAACAGCCTGGACCAGTTGCAAAACACCACTTACCTGTCTGCTGGCAAGCCACTCTTCTACGCCATTATCGGAACCAACTTCCGAGTCCTGCCGATACCTGACAGCACCTACGCCTACGAGATTGACTACTACGCCAAGCTCGCCAAGTTGAGCGTCAGCAACACAACCAACTGGCTGTTGACTCAGGCACCAGACATCTACCTGTACGGCTCATTGCTGCAGGCTGCACCTTACTTGCAGAATGACGAGCGCATACCTGTGTGGGTGGCGCTGTACACCAAGGGCATTGAAGACTTACGCCTCGCTGACAACAGGTCCAATCAGGCAGGAACTATGCTTGCTCGCGCAAGAACACTAGGATAAATCATGGCAGATACCACGACAACCAACCTCTTACTGACCAAGCCAGAAGTTGGTGCCAGCACCGACACATGGGGTACTAAGGGCAACTCTAACCTTGACTTGGTGGACGCACTGTTCGCAGCGGCTGGCACAGGCACATCAGTTGGCCTGAATGTTGGGGCTGGCAAGACGCTGGCAGTTGCCGGTACGCTGACTGCCACAGGAACCACCAACCTGACATCACCAGCAGTCACCACCAGCCTCACAACGCCATCCACCACCTTTGCCTTGGTCAATGCTACGGCAACCACAGTCAACCTGGCTGGCGCTGCCACAGCCGTGAACATTGGTGCTGCCACTGGCACTGCCACTGTTAACAACACCACACTGGCGGCGAAAGCCATCACAGCCAGCACCACCCTAGAGGTGACAGGCATCTCCACCCTGACAGGTGCAGTTGGCGCACCCGCTGGTGTGACAGGCCCAATCACTTCAAGTTCTGCAACTATCACTGGCGGCAGCATCACAGGCATTACCGACTTGGCAGTGGCTGACGGTGGGACAGGCGCGTCAACAGCAGCCGCAGCACTGAACAACCTGCTGCCGTCACAGACATCTGCCGCCAACAAGTATTTGCAGTCTGATGGCACCAACGCAAACTGGGATGCAGTCACAGTCTCAACTGCCGACATCACAGGCACATTGGGTATCGGCAATGGCGGTACAGGCCAGACCAGCTTTACCAACGGTCAACTGCTCATTGGCAACAGCACAGGCAACACGCTGACACCCGCAACACTGACTGCTGGCTCTGGTGTGACCATTACCAATGGCAGCGGTGCCATTACCGTTGCCTTCTCTGG